CACGAACGATATGATTAGTAAAATCAAGGATGTTCTAAACTTGTCTGAAGAAGTTAAGTTAGAGCAACAAGCGTTAGAGAACGGTACTGTTTTAGAAGCAGAAGCGTTTGAAGCAGGTAACGAGATTTTTATTGTTACTGAAGATGAGAAAGTAGCTGTCCCTGTTGGCGAATACCAATTAGAGGATGGGCGTATTTTAGTAGTAGCCGAAGAGGGTTTGATTGCAGAGATTAAAACCGAAGAAGCTGAAGAAGAAACTGAAGAAGTTGAAGTAGAAGCTAAAGAAGAAAAAGAGGTTTACGCTACTAAAGAAGAACTTGCGGAGGTTAAATCAATGCTTGAAGAAATCAAAGCAATGCTTGAGCCAAAAGAAGAAATGTCTGCCGATGAGTTAGGCAACCTTGTAACAGAGGAATTGTGTAAGCACGACAAAGTAGAGTTGAGTGAAGTACCTGAAGAAGTACAAGAAGAACTTAACCAACCTGCTGCCGAGCCAATCCAAGCTAACCCTGAAGCAACAACAACTAAAGTACAGTTTAATATCTCACAACGTAGAGGACAAACTACTTTAGACAGAGTAATGAGTAAATTTATAAACAACTAAAAATTAAATAAAAATGAGTGTATCTATCACATCAACTTACGCAGGTGAATTTTCGGGCAAGTACATTGCTGCTGCCCTATTATCTGCTGACACATTAGACAAAGGTGGTATTACTGTAATGCCTAACGTTAAGTTTAAGTCTGTTATCAAAAAGGCATCTACTGATAATATCGTACGAGATGCTTCTTGTGGATTTGAGCCAAATCAGGGAACATTAACTTTAACTGAAAAAGTTTTACAACCTGAAGAATTTCAAGTAAACCTTGACATCTGTAAAAAAGATTTGCACGATGATTGGGAAGCTGCTCAAATGGGTTATTCTGCTTTCGATAATCTACCTGCAAACTTCTCTGACTTTGTATTGGCTCACGTTGCTGCTAAAGTAGCTAACCGTACAGAGCTTAACATTTGGTCAGGTGACACAGGGACTTCAGGTCAATTCGACGGATTTGAAACTTTATTAGCTGCTGATGCTGACCTACCTGCTGCCCAAGAAATTGCAGGAACTACTGTTACTGCTGCTAATGTTGTAGCTCAACTTTCTTTAATCGTAGATGCTATCCCATCTGCTGTTTACGGTCAAGAAGATTTACATATTTACGTTTCTCAAAACATTTACAGAGCTTATGTTAGAGCTTTAGGTGGATTTGGTGCTGACGGTGTAGGTGCTAACGGTTACGATGCTAAAGGAAACAACCAAGTATTAGGAGATTTATTCTTTGACGGTGTTAAGATTTTCCCAAGTGCAGGTTTTTCTGACAACACAGCTATCGCTGCCCAAAAGTCTAACTTATTCTTCGGTACAGGTATCTTAAACGATATGAACGAAGTAAGAGTTATCGATATGGCAGAAACTGACGGAAGCCAAAATGTAAGAGTTGTTATGCGATTTACTGCAGGTGTACAGTACGCTCAAGTTAGCGATATTGTTACTTATGGTATCACAAACTCTGCAAACTAATAATAATTAACTAACAATGTAGAAAGGGGTGGGGGATTACCCTACCCTTTTTTATTTAAAAACATTTTAAAAATATGGCTTGTTCATTAACTACAGGAAGAAAAGTACCTTGCAAAAGCGCAGTAGGTGGTATTAAAACCGTTTACTTTGCTGACTATGGTACACTTGGCGAAGCAACTATCGCTTCGGGAGAAATTACAGCTTTAAGTGGTGCTTCTATTGAGTGGTTTAAATTTGATGTTAAAGGTAATTCTTCTTTAGAGACAAGTATCAATTCTTCAAGAGAGAATGGTACAACTTTCTATGAGAGTACACTTAACCTTACATTGACCTTTCAAGACAAAGCGACACAAGAAGAACTAAAACTAATTGCACACGCAAGACCACATATTGCTATCGAAGATTACAACGGAAACTATTTCCTTATGGGATTAGAACACGGTGCTGATGTAAACGGTGGAACTATTGTAACGGGTGCAGCTATGGGAGACTTGACAGGATATACAATTACTGCGGTTGCACAGGAAACTGCGCCACCATACTTTGTAACAGCTTCTGTTATTACTGATGATGCTTCTGCAACACAGATTGACCCAACTGCATAGTAAATTAGGGTTTTAAATTAAAGGGTTATCTTTTTAGGTAGCCCTTTTTTTATACCCATACAATACAAAATATTTATTTTTTGTTTATATATAAGTATGAAGTTAATAGGCACAAGCGGTAATAAGACTTTTAAGGTAATACCAAGACAGTTTAAAGATGGAGGTATTACGGTTAAATTAACAAGTGAAAGCACAGGCGCAACAGTAACAGTAACACCAACCGCAAGTACAGATAAAAACTATATGTCTTTTTATGCAGTATTTGGAACTTTAACAGAAGGCGATTTTTATATACTTGAGGTTAAAGACGGAACTGCGGTTATATACAAAGACAGGGTGTTTTGCACAGACCAAACAATAAACCAAGCTAACAATGATTACTACTCTGTAAACGATGGCGAGTATGTAGAAGAAGATAGCTTTGATAATGATTATATTATATTATGAACGATTTAAGAGTAGTTAATTTAAGCACCTATACAAGCCCTGAAATTGTAGAGAAGTCTAACAAGGAGTGGGTGGCTTACGGTACTGATAACGATTATTTTAGTTATCTAATAGACCGATACAATGGTAGCCCAACAAACAACGCTATTATAAACGGTATTAGCGAAATGATTTATGGCAAAGGGTTAGATGCTTTAGACAGCAATAAAAAGCCTGAAGCATACGCTAAAATGATGACCTTGTTTCATAAGGACTGTGTGCGTAAGTTATGTTATGACCTTAAATTAATGGGTCAATGTTCTATGCAGGTTATATACTCAAAAGACCGCAAGACTGTGGCACGAGTAGAACACATCCCTGTAGAGAATTTACGAGCTGAAAAATGCAACGATAAAGGCGAGATAGAAGCGTATTACTATTCTGATAATTGGAAAAAGGTAAAGCGAGTAGATGAAACTACACGAATACCTGCATTTGGGTACTCAAAAGAAAGCATAGAGATAGTGTACGTTAAGCCATACAGAGCAGGGTATAAATATTATTCAAGTCCTGACTATCAAGGTGGTTTACAATATGCGGAGTTAGAAGAAGAAATATCTAATTATCACTTAAACAACATACTTAACGGTCTTGCACCGAGTATGCTTATTAACTTTAACAATGGCACACCTAATGCAGAGGAACGCCAAATGTTAGAGAATAGGATATACCAAAAGTTTAGCGGGTCAAGTAACGCAGGTAAGTTTATTTTAGCGTTTAACGATAACCCTGAAAGCGCAGCAACAATAGAGCCTATACAATTAAGCGATGCGCATAACCAATATCAATTCTTAAGCGATGAGAGTGGTAAGAAAATAATGGTAGCACATAGGGTTGTAAGTCCTATGTTATTAGGTATTAAAGATAGCACAGGATTAGGTAATAATGCCGATGAGTTAAAGACCGCATCTATATTAATGGATAACACCGTTATAAGGCCATTTCAGACGCTTTTAATAGATGCCTTTGATAGTATATTAGCTTATAATAATATCTCTTTAAAACTATACTTTAAGACCTTACAGCCGTTAGAGTTTACAGACCTTGAAAACGTGGTAGATGAAGAAACACGAGAGGAAGAAACAGGGGTAAAGTTAAGCCAAGAATTACCTGACGAATTAGGTAGCGATATAGCTGATGCGTTAATAGATTTAGGGCAAGACGAAGAAGAACTATTAAAAGAGTTTGAGGTAGTAGACGAGAGAGAAGTAAACTACGAACACGAAGCTGAATTAGATGAGGTAGTAAATGACCTAAATAAACCTAAAGACAAAAGTTTACTGTCAAAGATTTGGGAGTTTGTAAGTACAGGTAAAGCCACACCTTATAGAGAAAGCGAACAAGACGGTACAAGCAAACAAACAAAAGAAGAAGGCAACGAGTTTTTGGTTAGGTATATGTACAGCCCTGCAAGAACTAAAGCAACTTCAAGACAATTTTGCTCTAAAATGGTAAGTGCCAAAAAGGTGTACCGCAAAGAGGACATTGTTGCTATGGAGAATAAAGTAGTAAATGCAGGATTTGGCAAAGGTGGTAGTGACACTTACTCTATTTGGCTTTACAAAGGCGGTGCAAGATGTAGTCATAAATGGCTTCGTAAGACTTATGTACGCAAAGAGGGTGGTAAAGGACTTGGGTCAGCTATAAGCACAACAGAAGCAAGAAAACGGGGTTTTAAGCCCGAAGCTAATGCACAGAAAGTACCCGTAGCGCCTAAAGATATGAAGTATAAGGGTTATACTGCTGAATATTGGAACAAAATAGGATTTAAGAATTAGTATGGCAACAGCATTATTTATAAGTAGAACAGATTTAGTTAAAAACTCTATTTTAGATGGGAATGTAGATACTGATAAATTTATACAGTTTATCAAAGTAGCCCAACAAATAGACATACAAAACCTACTTGGAACGGACTTATACAACAAAATTAGCGCAGATATTATAGCGGATAGTTTAAGTGGCGATTATTTAACGCTTGTAAACTCTTATGTACAGCCTACATTGATTTGGTTTGCACAAATGAATTATATACCATTTGCTGCTTATCAAATAAAAAACGGTGGAGTATTTAAGCATAGTAGCGAAACAGCACAGAACGTAGACAAAAACGAGGTGGATTATTTAGTAGGCAAGGCACGAGAGTACGCTAATTACTATTCAACAAGAATGGTAGACTATTTATGTTTTAATGATAATTTATTTCCTGAATATCGTAGCAATACAAACGAAGATATAAGCCCTGATACGGACACAACATTTAATGGATGGGTGCTATGAGATATAAGGTAAAAGAAACAAACCTTAACAAACTAAAAAAATACATAAATGCCGATACCGACACCAAAGCCGAACGAGAAGCAAAGCGATTTTATGACGAGATGCGTTGCAAGTATAAGCAAGGAGTATAAAAAAGACCAAGCCATAGCTATATGCTATCAAAAATGGACAGAAAATGATTAAACCAAAAATAGCATTAATACCAAGCGGATACAAAAGCGGTACAGTATATTCTATTCTACCTAATGATGGCACACAAGATTTTAATCTTGATAGGGATACAGTAGGCACAAGAGTACGCAAGGATGGTCTTATTGAGGAAGTCGTAGCTGATACACCAAGATTAGACTATACGAATAGTGATTGTCCCGCTATGTTAAGAGAATGTCAAAGGACAAATCTTGTAACGTATTCAGAAGATTTTAGTCAGTGGGCAAAACAAAGTGGAGGTACAGGCACAAA